CCGCGGACGTCCCTGACGTTCGAGGTGCTTCGGGTCTTCGAAGGGCAGCTCGCCCAACTTAGACAAGCACTTCATCAAGGCTCCGTCTCCACTCACTGGTGACAGTGGTGGTCGGGAATGGATTACATACCCCTTAACAACAGGGGTCTGAGTATCCATAGACAATCGGGCACCGTTGATAATCCAATCCAACGGCAACAGCGTTTGTCTACCCAGAATAGAGGATGTGGGCTTTACGGTCGGGAAGTGGGGAAGAAGATCTTCCACTAACCGATCAACCCACTTCACTGTGTCCCAAAGGCCAGCGTGGTATAGCTGGTTCCTAAGAGACACAAGTGAAATAATCTCCTCAACATCAGCACGTGACTGGGGGAGAACTCTCCGTACGCGAATGGGTGTAACCCATTCACCGTCGTAAAAGTCACCCCCACAAGACTCACGGAACTTCCCGTTCCAGAAACTCTTGTGCTGGTTTACCTTGAAATTAAATAATTCCAAGGCGGCAATCACGTGATGCACATAGTCGACGGGGACGATAATATCGTCACCGTAGACGCGCACCTTACCGCGAAGCTGATCAAGATCTCCACGGCAGAGCGGCCTATTGAGCGCATCTTCAATCCCCATAAAGACGGTGGCAAGAAACACCATCGCCTCAAATGGGAAACAAAGTGCGGAGCCCATCGACGCGAACTTGACCAACGGTATAATTCCGTGGCCAGGTACATCAGCCTTCTGACTCCGACACGCCTGAACCCCCTCATCAAGATGGGGGAACCGACGAAGAAGGAGCCGTACATGCTGATTCAAGACGCGATCGCTAGCTTCACTCATATCGAGTGTGGCCAAACGACCAGTCATCGACCCTGTCCTTGCCAAGTTCTGGTTTGGATATTGGTCGGTGAATCCGAGGAATCCGTAAGACGGATTCTTCGTGCGTGTGACACCCTGTGGGGTGACGGACAGCACGAACTCGCTTTCGAGATGCTCAACAAGCTTGTGAGCAATCGCCTGCTGCACGAACTGCATGCAGGTGGGCTCGATTGCGATAATCCTCGGACTCTTGAGCGTTTTAGGGACGGTTATGACCCTTACGGGTCTTTCCGCCTCAGGCTCAAGGATATCGACATCTCGGTAACGCTTGTATGCGTTCCGAAGGTTAGGTAGGGCATATTCCCCAAAAGGGAACCCTCCTGCCTCCAGCCTGGAAGTCCACTGCCGAAATTCCCACTTTTCGTTTCCGAAAAGTCGGTCAGCAGTGGCCCCAGGACCGTGGCGCCCGACAAGTTCACCTCGATAGACCTTTCGGTCCATCTCGGTAAGAACCGGGGCAAAAAGAAGAGAGCTAATCCTAACAAGACGATCAAAAGCCTCGTCAGGAATACCACTAGCTCCCTCATCGATTTCCTTCTCACACTGGATGTATCCTTCCATGGCGCGAGCTATCCGG